GCAAGTTGTTATCCTTCAAGTACTCATTATACTCCATCAGAGTGGTATCTGAAAAGTATTGTATCTGAAACCCCCAAGGGAGCGTCGGATCAAAAGAACTTGGGATTTGGATAGTATAGACAGCCGTGTCAGCAAACACAAGAACTGGCTCGCGCGTCTTCGATGGTGCACCCACCGCTTGACGGCCCATAATCTTGTGATGCAAAGGATCACACATTTGTCTTACCCATTCACCTGCCTCAGGGCCCTCGGCAGCTTCGATTTTCTTGATAATCGAGTCAATTTCTGGGAACATGTACGCCTTGTACATCTCTATAGATACTTTTAAAACCATCCTCCATCCTCCCTCGGTCGTTTATTCCAAGGGACTTTAAAAGTATCGAGGTTATGTTACCAGCTACTCCCGACCCGTGATCACCTTAAGAAAAGACTTTCGATCATCTAGACATACTTGTACAGAATCTAGAAATTCGTCAGCCTTAACCTGGTCATCGGGTTCCAAGGAGGAATATTGCCATTTTGCATATCTAACCACGATCTCAAAAACTGTCTCATCTGCATAAGACAGAATGGCTAAATTGAGAGATCGCGTAAACATATCCAACTTTCCTATCGGATTTAAAGAATCAAAAACTAATGAAGAACATATCTTACCCATACGCGGATAAGGAATATACTGATGATAAAAACCATTCCAGCGAGCATAGCTACCCAAAAATGAATGTTCTGGCGACAAAATCCCTTTTGATCGGGTAATCACCGTTGCACTTTCTTTCATAACTATACCAAACCTTTCATATACAGTCACTAATGCTTTTCGATACTCCTCAATGGTATAAGGGTAGAAATCATCATCTAGCGACTCAATGTAGTCATCTGAATAAATTGCTATCACAGCATGTTCCATACATTCTTCATATGTTGGGACGGATAAACCCTTCTCGACTCTCAAATAAATTAATTCATAGAACTTAATGATTAAATGTTTAAGAGAGTTATCCGAAGCAGTATTATTAGTACCAGATCTATTTCCTGTTTTACACTCTACAAGATCACCATTAGGCAGAAGCACAACCGAATGCGTTATGTTTTCTACCGTCTGATAATACTTAAGAGTCAACGGAGGCGGGAGGTTCAAACCTCTAGTTCTAAGACGATAAGGACCTGACATATCTGCCGTCCTATCCCAACCAGAAGCATCACCTTCCCCTCTAAGAGGAAACCGTTCTAATCTTTTACAAAGGCGATTAAAACCGCCATACTGTTTTACCATTCCGTACTTTATCCAACCGTTTTCACTTGCATTAATTATCCCTTGATTTTGTTTATCAAAGAAAACTTTTTGCCACATTAATTCTAGCAGATCAGGACCAAAC